ACATATCCATTAAATGTTCTAACATTGGGCACATATCAATTTACATCATTTAATTTTATAACAAATTCTAATATTGCAGTTGGTGCAAATGCATTACCATTATCATCACTGTTAAATTTACCGTCATATAGAGCGGCATCATGGACGAGTGCAAATATTTCATATTATAGCATACTCGGAACAACTATTACAGGATATCAATATATTACATTGCCAGCGTCAGGATATTATAGCATTATTGTTGCTGGTGCGGCCGGCGGAAGTAATTTAGCATTATCACAACAAAATGGATATGGCGCAATAATAACTGCGACATTTTATTTTGATACTTCAGTTGATAATTTAATAATAATTCCAGGATTAGCGGGTACATCTACAAATAATGCTAGTCTTGCAGCAGGTGGCGGTGGTGCATCTGCACTATTTAGAGTAAGACCACCTGCGAATCCGACACCTTTAATGGTTGCTGCAGGCGGAGGAGGAACTGGAACTCTTATAAATTCAAGCAGTAATGCGTATACAACTCTTGTAAATGAGACGACAACATCTGTATACATTGGCACAAATAATACTGCAGGCGCTGCTGCGTGTGTAAACCGACCTCTCGGAACAACTGCAAATGGATTTCCACAACCAATTTTATATGGTTCTTCATTATACACAGGATTGGGTGGTACAGGTGGTATTCCTGGTGGCTTTGGTGGTGGGGCTTCAGGGACATCTCAAAGTGGTGGAGGCGGTGGAAGTTGGTTAGGAAGCGCAAATACACCCACGAATTCTGGAGGATACGGAGGTGCTGCTAATATGGCTGTATCATACTCCAGTAATTGTTCATTTGTTGGATATAATAATGGAAATGGATATATAAGTATATCAACTATATTATATCCAATTTTACCAGTTTCAGTTATAACTCCAATAACAAACATATCATGGGGCGCTGTTACAATAAAATGGGGTGCATATGACCCTACCGCAATACTATATGTAAATGTAGCATGGACCGGTGATGTAAATACAGGATATGATAGTGGTCAATCAAATGTATATTATGGTACAAATGCTTTAGTACTTACAACACTTAAATATTCGCCAAGTATTCCATATAATTATACATTTAGCATAACACCATATGATTTATTATATTCTGCGGGAACACCATTAACAGGCATATCTGCAAATTCATCTGCTACAAATCCATTTGCGTCAAGTGTTACTCTACCTATAACAGGCCAATTATCGCCATCAAATATCTTTGGCCTTACAGGTCTTACAAACCTTACAAGCAATTTAACGGCAACAAATGTATATCTCACTTTTAATCCTTTAGCATCAAGTGTATCAAATGTAATAGTATCTTGGAGTGATATAAACGGTTCTTATACATTCAATTCTTTGTATCCTGTAAATACCTATAAAATATCAAATTTAATACCAAATACAAATTATAGTATTTCACTGACACCATATGATATATATTATAGACCAGGACTCACATATACTGCAAATATAGTTTCTGCCTATTTACTCACAAATGTCAATGCAGTTTCTGCATCTTATTCTAATGCAACCATATCATGGGCACCCGTATATGCATATTCAAATGTATATGTTACATCAGTACCAGCAACAACAGGACAATTATTCTCGACAAGTCCAGCAACGTTTACAGGTCTTGCACCGAATACGAGTTATAAATTTATAGTAGCTACATCCAATGTAACAAATATTGATACGGTAGACCAATTAACGACAGGTACAATAACAACGTATCCACAAGGTACACTTGGCACACCATCTGGTTTGGCGAATACATATAATAGTGCAAATATAACATATCAATATACAAATTATCCTCCGGTGACAACAAATGCAATAATAAGTCTATATAATGGTACTGCACCTTTCACACTGGTTGGAACGACAGCATTTACTCTTTCGGCAATTCCTGTATTGACGATTGCAATACCTGCATCAAATATATCATTGCCTTATTATGTGACAGTTTCTGTAGGGACAACTCTTTATGGACCCCAGACTATTTCAGCACAATCTGCGTCTTTTAATTCAATTGCACAAGGAACATTGATTCAACTTGCAGGTGTTTCGAATACATATAATACTGTAAATATATCATATTCATATTCTAATTATCCTGTGGGTACAACTGTTGGACTCGGTATTTCTAATTATGCTACAAATACAGTCATATCAGGGACAACACCTGCGACATTTACTTTGGCATCTCCATCTACACCTATAACAGTGTCAGGTATACCAGGGAATACGTCCAATGGACCAGTGCAGTATTATGCATCTCTTTCAATACCTTCTGGGACATATGGGCCACTCACAACAATACAATCTTCACCATTTAATTCATTACCACAAGGTGCGTTGACTCAACTTACAGGAACATCAAATACATATAATACTATAAGCATAAGTTATTCATATTCAAATTATCCTGTTGGTACGACTGCGACACTTGGTATTTCAAATTATCCTGCAAATACAGTTCTTTCAGCGACTACATCACCTACGACAATTACTTTTACATCACCGCCAACACCAATAATTGTATCAGGTATACCTCCAAATACATCAAATATACCAGTGCAATATTATGCAACTCTCACTGTGCCTACAGGAACATATGCGCCAGTTACGACAATACAGTCATCACCGTTTAGTTCATTACCGCAAGGTGTGTTAACTCAACTTTCAGGAATGTCGAATACATATAATAGTGTAAATATTTCATATTCTTATTCAAATTATCCTGTAGGCACGAATGCATCGCTAAATATTTATAATTCTCCAGCGAATACCCTTATTGCTGGGACAACTCCATCTACGTTTACATTTACATCTCCGCCAACACCAATAACAGTGTCAGGTATACCAGGGAATACATCAAATTGGCCAGTACAATATTATGCCATTGCTTCTGTTGCAGGGGGGACATATGGACCTACGACGAGTTTACAGTCTTCGAATTTCAATTCATTACCGCAAGGTGCTCTTACAACACCATATGCTTTAGCAACAAGTTATAGTAATGTAAGTATAAAGTATTCTTATTCAAATTATCCAGTTGGTACGAGTGCTGCGCTGAATATTTATAATTATCCAGCGAATACATTAATATCTGGAACAACACCTTCGACTTTTACACTTGGAACTACAGCTTCGCCAATAATTGTATCAGGTATACCAGGGAATACATCAAATTGGCCAGTACAATATTATGCCACTCTCTCAGTTTCACCATCAATATATGGTCCTGCAACAACTGTTCAAACTTCAAATTATAATTCTATACCTCAAGGTACTCTTTTGTCACCTGCTATAACGGCAATTACATATAATACAGCAAGTCTATTATATGCTTATTCGAATTATCCCATTGGTACGACTGCTGGTCTGAGTGTTTCTAATTATGCAACGAATACGATAGTATCTGGGACTGCTCCAACATCTTTAACATTTGTAGCTTCGCCGACGCCAATAACAATAACAGGTATACCTGCAAATACATCAAATTGGCCAGTACAGTATTATGCGACTCTTTCAGTTCCCTCATCAATATATGGACCATTAACAACTATACAATCTTCAAATTTCAATTCAATACCTCAAGGCGCTTTATTACAACCATCTGGATCATCTACTGCATACAATACAGCAAACATAACATACGCTTATTCTAATTATCCAGTTGGAACTATTGCTGGGCTGGGTATTTCAAATTATGCGACAAATACAGTTGTGACTGGTACATCTCCTGCGACTTTTACCCTTGGAACTACATCTTCTCCAATATCGGTAACAGGTATACCAGGGAATACATCAAATTATCCAGTTCAATATTATGCGACAATTTATGTAGCATCATCAATATACGGACCGCTCACTATATCTCCACAATCTGTAGCTTTTAATTCAATACCACAGGGTGCATTAAAAATAAATAGTGTTGTTGTAAATACATATAATAGTGCAACAGTAATATATTCATATTCAAATTATATAGTAATACCGCAAGCAACATTAAGTCTCTATGCTGTTGCATCACCATCTACACCTGTAAGTACATCGTCTGCATTTAGTCTATCGAGTGGATCACCATATTCACTGTCAATACCTGCAAATACAACATTAACAGCATATTATACAACACTTTCTGTTACTGCAGGAGCTGGAGGTATATATGGTCCATCTATTGCACAATCTTTTGCTTTCAATTCAATAGCACAAGGCACACTCGGTACACCAACCGGATCGGCATCTACATATAATACTTTAAGTATAGCATATACATATTCAAATTATCCAGTTGGTACGAGTGCTACACTCAATATTTATAATTCTCCAGCGAATACATTAATATCAGGAACATCACCGGCTACTTTTCTACTTGGAACTACAGCTTCGCCAATAACAGTTACAGGATTATCTTCAAGTATATCATCAATAGTACAATATTACGCGACAATTTCTGTTGCTGCAGGAAATTACGGTCCATTAACTACATCCACGCAATCTGCAATTTTCAATTCAATTGCACGTGGTGCACTTGGTACGCCATCTGCTGCATCTAGTACATACAATTCAGCAACTGTTACATTTACATATACACAATATTCAGTTGGATCAACCGGAACAATAACTCTCTATAGTGGTGGTGTGGCTGTGTCTGGTCAAACAATTACATTTTTAGCATCTGGTTCATCATATACAATACAAATACCTCCAAGTACCTCGCAAGTATTATATACTGTAGGTGTTTCAGTTACCAATACTACATATGGTAATGCAACTAGTACACAATCTTCTGCTTTCAATTCAATAGCAGCCATAGCCACCGCAAACGGATTATCATGGACTATGTATAATGGATATTTCAATAATAATTTTGGGTTTTTTAGTACAGCAACGGTTTTAAATACTGGAACGAGTTATGATTTAACTTCACTCAACACATCTGTTTCATATAATTACAGTTCAGGATATCCAAATAATGGAATTTTCTCAACACAATATTATGGTACATTCTATGCAAATGTTACAGGTAGTTGGACATTTACAATGAGTGCATATGCTGCAAGTTATTGTTGGATAGGTCCAACTGCCGATGCAGGATATATTATGGGAAATGCTGTTGTTTCCCAAGGAAATACATATGGAAGCATGTATACAATAACTGGTACATATAATATGACAGCAGGCCAATTTTATTCAATTCGTATAGTATGTGGACAAAATGCAGGTAATATTGGATTTTCTTTCTCATTTACACCACCGAGTGGAACACAGACATATATTGGAAATGGATATTATTATAATAATATAGGATTTGCATGGACAGTATTTAATGGTAATTATACAGGTCAACTTTCTTCATTACCCAGTTCACCAAATGCTCTGGCATTTGGTATATCTTCAAATTTTATAAATATGGATACATGTGTAAATTATTATTACAATTCTACAGGATATCCGAATAGTGGAACATCATTTTCAATTATGTTATATGGTAAATTTTATGCATCTACAACAGGTACATATACATTTTATACTGATTCTGATGATGGTAGTATGTGCTGGATTGGTCAATATGCAGATTCAGGATATAATTCTACAAATTGTATAGTTAATAATGATGGTACTCATGGAATGCAAGTTGCATCAGGAACATATAGTATGACATCAGGAAACTATTATTCAATGCTTATATGTTATGCCCAAGGAGGATATGGGTATGGTTTGGATGTTTCATATTCATTACCTGGTAATTCGACACGTATATATTATTGTATTGGTATTGGCGCACTTACATCATACACACTATATTTGTCGCCAAGTTTCACATTACCTAGTTCATACGCTGGTACAACACCAACTTTTTCATCAACATATATAACATTTAATTCGGGAAGCAATCAATACATAGATTTTGGTTCTAATTACTTTAATTTAGGAACTCTTGGATTTTCAGTAAAAGTTAAAATTTTATGGACAGGATATAATAGTTGGTCTCGTGTTATTGATTTCAATAGTGGTTCAGGTGGTAATCAAGATATGTTTTTAACTCTTCCAGGTACTAGTTCTACATTGCGATTCCAATATAAAGAGAACAATTTAGAACAGCAAATTAATTATGCTGGACCAATGAATCTTAACCAAATATATACAATTGCTGCTGTATATAATCCAAATACGGGTGGAACCAATGGACAACTTGATTTATGGGTAAATGGCGTTAATGTAGCCACATCAACCAGTATGAGTTATAAAGGTACTGATAAGACGTATTCTTATACATATATTGGACGGTCATCTTATAGTGCAGATGCATATCTTGGAGCACAAATTTATCAATTAGCTATATATAATAGAGCACTAACCCAAGGAGAAATACTTTTACCTATGTAATTTATGTAATTTATGTAATTTATGTAATTTATTCGTTTTTATACTTTTCTAAGCAAAAGAATCTAAAAATAGTATATGACGATATACTAGATGGTTTTACATACCTCAAGTAATTTAATAAATCCGCAATTTCCTATAGGAAACTTATTAGCAAATACAACATACACATTTACAGTAACGCCATTTTATAACAATAATCCAGAATACTATGAAACTATACAAATCACCACTCTTGCAGTCATTGGTAGTTTTGATGTTCGCAATATATATGAAACATCTGTGGAAATTGCATGGGACCGTTTAGCATATGCATATAATCATATCAATATATCATGGATAAATACAAATTTATTGCAATATTATTATTCTCAACCAATAAATTTTAATAATAAATATGTCACTGGGCAAATAAACAATGTCCCCAGTTCTTCAAATACTATCACTGGATTAATACCAAATAATCCTTATTTCTTCTCTATAACAGCATATAATACTGATAATGTCCCTACGCCATCTATTACGACACCTACTATAATAACCCTTGCAACTGTGAGTCCTATAACATGTAATCGTAATGATACAACAACATCTGCTATTAAATTATCGTGGTTAGGTAGCGCAACATATACAACACTCAATTTATACTGGACTCCTACATTATTAGACGGAGCATCTGGTACTGCTCTTACTTCTCAAGATTTAGCAAATGATGCAACAAATCCTATATTAAATCCATATGGTGTTGCATCAAATATTGGAACCTCAAATTATACCGTTATAAATCTTAATCCAAATACAACATATAATTTTGCTTTATTCCCATATAATTCCGCACATTACTCCAGTTCAAATCCATCAACTTTTCAATGGACAACCGAGGCTACATTAAGTGGAGTCTATATAACTAATATTACAAACAATAGTGTACGTGTAAATTGGACCACCGGAAATTATTATAGTGTATCCGTATATACCTTAATAAATCGCGTTATTCAACAACAAACATTGCTTATAAGAAATACATATGTCGATATTTATAATTTATTACCAAATACAATCTATCAATTCAAAGTAATACCATTATGTAAACAAATACCTAATTATAATTATGATATGAGAGGCATAGCTATATATACGGACCCTATAACAACTCTAGCCACAGTTGGTCCAGTAAGTATAACGAGTCTTACAAATGCGAATCTTATATTAAATTGGGGCGCAGGTACATACACGTCTTTAAATCTATATTATTATTCAAGTAATAATTATCAAACAAGTAATATTTATAATATAGCGAACCAACAGAGTGCAAATAGTAATATATTATCAATATTGATACCACAATTATATGGAAATATGCAATATACTTTTAATCTTTATCCTATAAATTCTTTTGGTGCAAGTAATATATCATCAAATATCAGCATAATTACATTACCGTCAATACCATTCTTGTCTTTGTCATCAACGGATCAATATGCGATTTCGTCAAATTCAATGCATTTACAATGGGGTTCGGATAATATATATCATTCATTTACATCTGGCGATATATATTGGAGTATAGGAACTCCTGCGCTTTCAAATACATATATAGGATCAAATCTAGGAATTTTCACAAGTGATATAGTAATAAATAATTTACAAATAAATACTCCATATAAATTTAAACTGATACCTTATAACAATAATCACGTTCCAGGAAACAATCTCTATTTGTCGCAAACAACTTTCGCAAGTCTTTCAAATCTAATAAGCAGTAATATAACAGTCAATTCAGTGGATTTTTCCTGGATACCAAATTATAAATCATTAATTATAACTTATTATCCATCAACAAATCCATATGCTATAACAAGATTACCTGCCACCGCCACGTATCCCGCCCCCGCCCCCGCCCCCGACGCGTATCCTGCGTATACTTCAAATCTAACTGTTACAAATCTTTCTGCAGATACAAATTATATATTCAAATTTAGTGGAATCAATAGTTCAAATGCTATAACAAATAATCCTGTTTCTATCAACATAATAACTATTCCGAATGTAAACAGTATTAATATAGGATCTGCAGATATCACTCCCACAAGTATTCGTGTAAATTGGGACACAGGATCTCTCTATGAATATATCAATCTTTCGATTATTCAAAATAATACAATTATTAATACATATTATATACAAAAAGGACCATTCAGTTACACTGTAAATAATTTACCTCCCAATACGCCTTATAGATTTAGCATAAAACCTTATAATTTACCTATTAATACAAGCAATACTATTCAAAATCAATTATATTCTTTTGGAAATACTATATACAGTGATATAATATATACTCAATCATATATCGCTACTGCTTCAGTAATAAGTTATTCTGCAACAAATATTGTAGTTTCATGGTCGCCTGCAAACACGTATAATAATATATATTTAATATGGACAGATCAAAACGGAAATAGTCACAATAAGTCAATCTTACAGAATGGATATACAATACAAGATAATAGTATATACCCAAATACTCAATATAATATTACTGTAAATACATATAATAATGATATTCTTGGAGTCTCTCTCAATGCTTTGCTTTATTACCCAACATTGAATTTATATACAAATAATATAATTACAAAACCGTATGCTGGTCAAAACATACTTTATACTGCAAATACGACGAGTTTGAATATATCTTGGGGTCCGGTACAATCTTTCGCTTATGTAACTTTGAATCTTTATGATAATTTAAACAATTTACAATTCAATGTAGTAAATTATCAGAATAATAGCTATATATTTAATAATTTAATATCAAATGCTACATATACAGTAGCAATAATTCCATATAATTCAGCGATTATACCAGATACAGGTGATACATTATCATCTTCTATTACAACTTTAGCTACAGTTGGCGCGATTTCTATACCTACACAGAGTTTAACAGATACATCAGTTACAATACAATGGGGCACTGGTACATATTCTAAAATAACAATACAAATACAGGATATTGCATCTGCGACATTATACGAGACACTCTATTGTCCTTATTCAAGTTCGTGTAATGTAACGAATCTTATTTCAAATAGAAGATATCAAATTTGCGTCTATCCTGATAATTCTGCTATTATTCAGGGAACTCAATTACCTCAAGGGACACCTTCTATTGCAAATATAACAACTTTAGCTACAGTTCAGAATTATTTAATAACAAATATTGGAGTCATAACAGCAAATATTCAATGGAGTGGTGGTACATATAATGCAATTTCAATACAATGGACAGACAAGACACATGATATCACAAATCCGAATATAATAAATCCTGATGCATCCTTATCATCTTATCAGATAACTGGTTTATTACCAAATACATCAAATATATTTAGACTTGTACCATATAATATTGATAATATTCTATCTTATAATACAAGTCTTTCTACAATACCAATTGTTACATTAGCTACAATAACAAATATACAGATACAAAACATAACGCATAATTCTGCGTCTATTCTAATAAATAATGGAAATCTATCAAGTGAATATTTATCTTATAATCTTAATCTTTATAACAATGACACGTTACTAGTGACTTCCCAATTTTTAAATATTTATGGATGTAATTTGAATATAACGAATGGTATAGTGCCTAATAATAATTATAATATTACTATCATTCCATATAACAGTAATATTATACCAAATACATCATATGTATATCCATTATCTTTTACATCTCTTGCAATACTTGGAACTATTAACACGCCTACAATAACTACATCGTCTATATACATATCATGGGATGTATCCAATTCATCTTATTCTATAGTATCATGGTCTCCTCCATCTCTAAATAATTCATCATATTCGCCAATTATTTATAGTGGAAATTATACAATCACAGGATTATCTCCAAATATAAATTATAATATAAACATTGTTCCATATAATCGTCAGAATGTTCCAAATAATGTCTACTATGATAACACAGTAATAACAACATACGCTGACCTGCAAAATGTAACAAGCAATGTAGCTGTTACTACCTTTACAGTAGGATGGGATACACAAGGATACAGTAATGTTCTTGTACAGATATATGCAGTTACCATGAATATAGCTACAAATATAGCTACAAATACTATTACAGGAAATACGTATACATATCCTGCTCAAGCAGATAAACAATATAGTGTGATTTTACAGCCAAGTAACAATAATGGGATTTTATCATCTCCCCAAATTGTTTCAATATATACTTTACCGATTATATATAGTTTAAGTTATGATGCTCTAACATCATCGAATGTGACATTAGACTGGTTTAATCTGAATAATGTAAAGAGTGGAGGTGTCGCGATACAATGGTCGCCACCTGATTCACTTCCTTTATCACCAATAATAATAACTTCACAAGATACATATATTGCACAAGGATTAAGTCCAAATGTACAATATACATTTACAGCTACTCCATTAAATGGCGCGTCTATGCCAGGGTCTTCAATATCATGCAATATACTTACATCTGCCGCGGTAACAAATGTAATACCTATATTAGGTGCAAATTACGCAAGTAATATAGTATATGGCGGATATAGTAATTTATTAATATCATGGTCTAATCTCTCTCTTGCACAATCACCTACATATTCTAAATATGTCATTGCAGAATCAAACTCATCAAATACTTTTATAACGTCAAATATTAACGCAGATTCATTATATACGTTCTCATATCAACCGTATAATAATTCCAATATTCCTGGTGCACTCTTTGTTATACCACGAGTCGCTGCTTCTGCAACTGTAGGACAAATATATGTATCTGCACATACATCTCGTACTGTAAATGTATCATGGCCTACAATTGGATATAGTAATGATTACGTCACAATTCGATATAATGGAATTTCGTCGTCTCCTCAATATGGGTCAAGTTATCAAATAACTGGTTTAATGCCGAATACATCATATACTATAAATGCGATTCCTGTGAATATATTCAATATTGAAAATATATATGGACAGACATCTGTAAATGTATGTACATATGGAGAAATAACTGCTGTAGGTGTTGATGATAATGCAACATTATCTGCATATAATCTAAATTTAAATGTTACAGGTACTTATAGTAATGCAATAGTATCATATACATCATCATCTATAGCATCAAATATAACTATAGTTGGTCCATCTACAAATTCAAATATTCCTTTACCTATTTATGGATTAAATGCGAATACACCATATACATTTAGCGTTGCGCCTTATAATACAAGTAATGAAATAGGTTCATCATTTGTATCGGATGTAATCAATACATTAAGTATAATAAATAATGTGATAGCTACAAACATAGCGACAAATTCTTTCAGTATAGCGTGGACATCAACGGGTACGTATACAAACGTGGAAGTAGATATATCACCGAGTCCTACAATACCGCCATCATATCCTATATTGACAAGTGTAAACAATCCTTATACATTTGGTCCTCCTACGTATACATTTATTCCAAATAGTTTATATACATTATTCTTAAATCCTCATGGATTAGCGCATATTGGTTCTTATTATCAATACGGAGTTGCTTCGCCTACGATATATATTAATACATTACCTATAATTGGAAGTTTGACGAGTATAGTTCCTACAGATACAACGGTGGCTTTATCATGGACAAATGTTTCTTATTGTAATGTAAATATATATTGGTCTAATAATAATTACAGACAGTCATATTCTAATCTCCCGAGTAGTATTACAAATTACACTATTACAAATTTAACAGCAAATACACTCTATGGTCTTACGATTGTACCATATAATCAAACAGGTTTACCTGGGTCTGCTATTTCACAGCAATTTACCACATTAACGAATCTAACAAACCTGACTATTACTATGACAGCAGATTCACCAACGGCATATACATCTACAGCTACATTGAATTGTCAAGGTACATTTAATTCTATTAAATATTATTATACATATAATGATTATAATGGTACTGCGCATACGTCTTCTTTGCAAACTATTAATCAACAAATACCTCAGAATAATGTTACAATAACATCAGGATTAGCGCCAAATATTAACTATACATTTTATATTGAACCATTTAGTAGTACAGCAATAGGTGTGACACAAGTTGTCTCTAAATATTCGTTGCCAAGTTTAACAGCAGCTTCAATAACTTCATATACTGATAGAACAGTTACAATTTCATGGGGTTCTAGCAGTATAAATGACAAATATGCTACTATAACTATTCAGACGACTGGGTCCTCTCTCAATTCTATAATGCCTATAATGGGTTTAACGACATCTCCATACACGATTCAGTCATTATCACCGAATACATCATATAGTTTAAGTGTTACTCCGTATAATTCAGATACACCATCAGCACCAGGAAATACAATAACATTGTCGTCGCTTGTAACGTATGGTGATATAACAGGCACACCTACATATACTGTAACAACTTCCACTATTAGTAATATAAATATTGAAGGTGTATATGCATATGTTATTATAAATTATAGTGGAGGGCAGTCAAGTGGACATATAACACAATCTGCGTTGTCTTCATATGTGATAAGTGGATTAAATCCAGATACATATTATGGTTTATTATGTTCTGTATATAATTCTGCAAATCAGACGCCACCGACGCCGACACTTGTAGCTGTTCAAACATTGGCATATGTTCCTATGCCTCCGTCATATACGAGTTCGACACAAACAATAACTTTAACATGGAATAAAAATGCCAGTAATTATAATTACTTGGTTATTTCATGGGTGCCAATATCTGGCAGTTCTCCTGCAGCGATTGCAGGTAATTCACCGCATATATTGTATACAACAAATGATAATGGAACATATATAATAAATCCGTTAGACAATCCGCTTGTTTCATATACTACATATACAATAACAATAACTGCGTATAATTCTGCGAACCCTGTGGTGGCAAATCAATTACAGAGTTTTAATGTTACAACGCTTGTATATATTACATCAGTGACAGCGCAAAGTGTAGCCACAAACACGGTAACAATACAATGGGTCGGACAATATTATTACGTAAAAGTGTATAATAGTTATGTATCAGCACAACAAAAAGTAACAAGTGGAAATACATATCAATTTAATAATAATTTCAATGCAAATACGTCATATACATTCTATGTAATTCCATATGATCAGAATGATAATCCTGGGGCAACAGTAAGTGTACAAATTATAACTTTGCCGAATTCAATACAAAATATAACAAGTGTATTATCGCCTACTGCGGGATGGTCAACAATATCAACAAGTTGGACAAGTTCTTATCCTAGTGATTATGACCATATTATAATAACGCCAAATTTAATAGTAAATGGAACTTCGACACCTCAAACGCCATCATCTTCGATAATAACAAGTCCTGCTTTATATTCTACATTAATACCAAATTCATATTATACAATAACAGTGACACCATATAATAGTCAGAATAGAGCCGGTGATAGTTATACGACTGCGCAAATATTAACACTTGGACTCATTAGTAATTTAAGTATATTACAGAGTACTACAACGAATTTGAAATTACAATGGGATGACGGTTTATTCACGACAGTAAATATTCAGGTAGCAACAGGAGGAAGTACAATTCAATATATAAATAATTTAATAGGTAATACTTATGATTTCTCGGATTATTTAACACCATCGACAACATATACTCTAAGTGTATTTGCGGTAAATAGCGCAAATGTAGTAAATACTGAACAATCATCGGTAACAAATGTAATTGTTGGAAATACATTACCAGTTATAAATTCATTTACAATTACGGCAGTTACGACGAATTCAATATCTGTTCAGTGGACTGGTGCATTTTCGAAGGTTGACCTTACATGGTTAGGTGACGATGGTACACAAGGGAATGTCATTGGATATACTGGGTCATCTGTAAATACATATACTGCGGGACCTGCGTTATCAGTAAATATGCAGTATAAGTTTACTTTACATCCTTATAACAATGCGGCAAATCCTCTCCAAGGTGATGTAAAAGTATTATATGCCACGACATTAGCTACATTAGGTCCGGTAACATATGGGTCTCCTTCAATAAATTCAGTGACAGCATCGTGGTCGAGTGGAAATTATAATTACATAGTATTTTCTTGGACGGGTACATCAACTGGTAATTTAAATGCGTTAACATCGCCGTTTCCAATTATTGGATTACAAACAAATGGAATATATACTATAACAGCGACGCCATATAATAATAATGTTACACCATTGCCTGGTCCTGCTCTTGTAAGTCCACTAATATATACACTTCCTTTAATAGATAGTTTTAATATAACATCTGTAACAGCGAGAAGTATGCAGTTACAATGGTCTGGAGCATATAGTTATTTAAATATAACATGGACGGGTACAGGTGGACCAACATCAGGAACAATAAACAATATATCGAGTAGTTCAAATATGTATATAAATAATTATTTGACACCAAATTCGACATATACATATACATTGACGGCATATAATTCTGCAAATGTAGCTAATATTTTTACACCACAAAATTCCGGCGTTTTAACTGCAACAACATTATCAGGTTAAGTATCCCTCACAATCACACATTATTCCATGATTTTACAGCTCATTTATCCTATCATTAAATAAATTAATATAATATTTATAGTCAGCTTCAATTATGTGAAGTTTTCCAGAAAGAGAGAAATTATGTTTTGTATCTTGTAATTCTTCGATATAGAGAATATCCATAATATTCCTCACACAGTATTCTTCTAATTCTTCTTTTTCCCAAATATTGATATAGAGTTCACTGAGTGCTTCACTATAATTAATGCTTCTAATATCACTATAGAGTGAAAATTCTTCATCTTCATCTGTGTCGAACATATTCTTTGGCCATTCTTTGCGAATTCGTTTATGACTTTCTAATAGATACGCCATCGTAATAGCTTCAGATTTATTATTAAAAGCGACAATAGCAGTTTTTTTTATATTTTTTTTCTCTTTTTTATTCAATTGAAGTGTAAAAGGGTTTGCGTAATTATCGCATATACTATAAATATATGGTTTATTTCCTGGAGCAAGTTTCTTTGTCAAGAGGGAAGCCATTATTATATTTAGTAAAAGAATTACTCTTAAATTCAATTTTTCATCTTTGTCATATTTAATATTATATTGGTGTAATATAAGAAATGCCTTCTACAAAAAAGGGAGCAGCAAAACCAAAACCTCGTGCAAAAAAAGGCGGTGCGGCAGGAGATGCATGGCCTGGTCCAGCAATAGCGGGTCCTGTAACACCTATGGCGGGTTCAACACCTTTTAATTCGGATGTAGGATTATCTACAAATATGCAATATCCTGCAACTGCGGCTCAATTATCTGCAGTAAATATGTACCAGGGTGCAGGCGGCAAAAAAAAGCAAACTCGCCGCGGTGGTGAAGAACCAGGTGATGCAGAAAAAGCGGCGAGAGCGGCAGTGCGCCAATGGCATGAAAATTATAGTCAAATGGCCATACAATTTATAAATGCACAGATGGCTCATGAAAACCATGCACCTTCTGTCCATAATAGCACACGCCCTCAAGGTGGCAAACCAAAATCTAAATCTAAATCTAATAAAACCAAAAAGTGATTTTTTTAGCGATAAATAAATATATAATTCAGTTACTGATGGTTTTCTTCTTCTTGTTTTTTATATTGGTTGGAGAGTTTATATACGTGACTCCAAGCAATTCTCTTTTCAACAGAGTGGGTCGCGCGGTTTGCACGTTTAATTGCACTTTGAATGCATCGAAATGTAACTTTAGCGGGTTTTTGCTGAACCCAGTCAATCGGAGTAATTGAGGCAGCGGAGTTGTTGCTGAATGTATTCATTTTGAGTGTTACAGGAGAGTGGAAAGGTTTTTCATTTTTTTTAAATTTTTAATTATTTTTATTTTTCTTCATAATATAAAATAGTCCTAAAAATACTATAAATGCCCCATATGGAGGCGGCACACCGCCACTCGGACCTCTGCCATATAAACCGCTATATCTTAAACTATTATTCATATTGTATTAATTGTATTAATTGTATTAATCTAATAATCTTTATATAAAAGTATTTAATAAAAATAATTAAATTTAATTATCGCCTTTATCACCTTTATCGCCTTTTTCACAATTTCCCCAAAGATAAAAAAATTGGGTAAATAGCATGTATAAAAATAGAATAAACTCGCGCCACAACCGCACCATAAAACCGCACCATAAACCGTATCAAAATTCCCATTTAAAACCTTTAATAACCTCACCAGTTGCAATTGCCTTTTTAATGCATTTACTTGATATTTGAAATGTTTTCTGGACATCAAGTATACTCGGATATTCTTTAATGACTTCTCCTGTCATATAATCAATTTGTTTTACACCTACACCTTTATTGACGTGAGGACTTGGCATTATTCCTCCAGAATTAATAAATGCGGTTTTCATATCATCAGAACAGTCATCATAATATTTAAAATAATGCCCACTTGATAAATTTCCGCGCGTGATACTTTGGTATATAGCAGACGACGATTTGAGCTTTCTTGCAATACTCGCTTCTTTTTGATTTTGGAAAACACTTACTATTCTCGTTTTATCTATATCCAACATAGCTACAAATGCATTTTTTGGCGTGTTCACTTTTACAGATTCTCCAATATCTTGAACTGTAGCGTCATCCATACCCCTATCTAAATACAACCATCTATGTCCCGCATAAATCGTTTTATTTATAATTGCAGATTTAAGAGTTGTATCGGAAATAGATGCATCTCTCGTAGCATCTCTTATTCCGATATATGTCTTTAATAATTCTCCTTCAATAGAGTATTTCTGTATTTTATTCCCTCTATTAATATTAATTTGCTTAGGAACACACTCTGCAACATCCCCAAACGTTTCCCTGCAATTCTTTTCATCGTTATTATCGCAGCAATCGCAACATTCATTCTCATATGTAGATTCTTTAACTATAACAGGGTCCTCTGCACCAGCAACACCGCCCGCACCAGCGCCCGCAACTCGATTGATATAAAATTTATGTTGTTTCTTACATAAACTGATAACCTTTTTATATATTTCCGCTGAAAATATATAACTATCAGTATCTTGTTTAGCAGCAAGAAAAATCGGATGTTTCCTTAGAAAATCCGCAAAAGCATTTACTTTATCTACGCATACATAATAACTGATAATTTTATTTCTATTTTCTATTTCAATATCATCAGTGGTATGAATTTCTAAATTTATATTACCATTATTTTTTCCAATAATTATAAAATAAATCGCTGTTTTAATCACTATTGAAGGTTTATTATTATTTTTTACTGAATCATCAGGAACCAATTTAATAATAATTTTATCCATCAATGTTTATATGTTAAAAATAAATATTTCCTTAAGTAATAATAGTAGCAATCAAATGGGTTCTCATAAAACAGAACTCGACAAAGCCCGTTATTCTCTATATTCCACTATTGTATTTTTAATAATTGCATCGCCATTTATGTTCAAACTTGTAAATGCCATATTAGGTAGCATTGTCCCAATTGCATCTCCATCCGGATGCCCAACAACTGCCGGTCTTTTATTACACTCTATTGTATTCTTCCTGATTGTATTTGGATTAATGCATTTACATATCTAAATCCGGTAGTGTATAGCGTCTAAACAATTTATTTTTATAAAGTATATAAGATTATATAAGATTAGTATTATATGTATATATTAGCATTATCGTCATCAAGAATATTCGGAATGAAAATAAAGGCATCTATTCCGAACACTTCCCAACAAACCCCTTCACAGCCTCATAAGAATCCGATGCTTGTACAAAATACTCGAAATACTCGAAATACTAGAAATTCCAAAAATCCGTTTGAAGGTCTTGTAGCTAAAATATTATTATCAAAAAATGTTGTTGCGCATCCTTATTCGTCACCGGAGAGTCGTCTAGAACTGATAAATGATATTTACAAATCTGCAATCCAGACGATAGATGAGTATGAAACCATAATAGAGATTTTACAAAAAGAAAATGAGAGTCTTAATTTAGTAAGATGAAATATAATTTTAAAGTAAAACCAAGAACAATATATATAGCTACATTTTTAATTTTAATTTTCATAATTTTCTTTTTAATTTACATAATTTTAAAATTGAGTTCAAAAAACACAAAAAGAAAATCTCAAAATGTAGCTATATTGTCAGATTCAAATCTTGAATATCAAAATACAGGAAAATGCATAAGTTGTGAAAAACAATTTAATCAGAATACACGTTGGATGGGAGAATCTAATAAATGCTATGATTGCGAAAAAGATATGATAGCGCGCTCAGGAGGAGACCCATCAGCTGCTTACAATGCAACCAAAGTTAAATGTTTTGACTGTTAGCAGAGTAAGAGCGCTGATTCATTACAGCATCCATCGGACATAATGAGGTTCTGCATAAGGAATTCGCGTAGGATATGAAAGATAGTTTTCAGCATATCTTATAATATTTTGCAATTCTAACAATTCATTTTTGTCATTTGTATGTTTATCAAATATTTTTCTGGTTTTAGAATTGAAATAATATGCAACAATATTCCCATCATCATCATAAGTATATCGGCAGTATCCTGATATATCTATTTCATGTGTATAAGAATTTTTAATAATAGTAAATGCCTCTCTATACTCGTCTTGTATATATTTTATCGCAAAACATGTATTGAGCGTTTCTACAATAGATTTATCAATCATTTTACCTATACCAAGACTCAGAAGGCCACTGGTCATAATACTTTTGATATAAGAAGCAACTCCGCAAATGAAATCAAATTTTCCGTCGAAAAGTATTTAAGCGTTTGACATTCTATTTAATATATCTGCACAAAAATGAGCATATCTCCGGCTTTAAATCTTAAACTCGCATTATATTTCGAAAATTGTGCAAAAATGTTGGAGGACGCTGTCCGTGAAGGTGTTATTATTCCAAATAATGATATGCTTACATTATATGGGTTTTATAAACAGGGGACCGTAGGAGATTGTAATACGTCTCAACCAGGAATGCTCGATTTCAAAGGTAAATCTAAGTGGAAACAATGGAATTCGTTAAAAGGAATGGACCAAAATGTAGCTAAAGCAATGTATGTGCAAACGGCAATAAATATTGACCTCTTTTCTCTGTAAAATTTGATTTTTCTTTATCTTTCCCCCAATTATAGAGGGAATGGCTGTGAATTTAGAGTCAGCTATCTCTCATTTAAAAAATTATTTTGAAAAACTCAAGGTTACAAATATACATTATATATATTTTAGATATGACAGAACAACAAAAAAGTGTACTCCATATATTTTAGATAGATTACGTGAATGGATGGTTCACGGGTCAGTAATATATAGTATATGTACTGATAATGGGTGGTGTTATAATTATGGTATTACAACATTAAAACGTCTAGTATATGTCGATAATAAAGGAGTTGTATCCTTTGAGAAGTATTTACCTGGCGCTCCTATAGATAATAGTTCTATTCCATCGCAGATTACTTCTGATGATAATAGTAGTGAAATTGAGGGAATAATTGGTGATCATATCACAGTTGGTATAGAGAACAGTAGATACCCCAATGATTTATTAGTACGTAGTCATAAGACATATTATGTAGAAGAAACTGCAGCACAAAATATTGAATATGACCGCTTTGAAGATACTTGTAATTTTCTTCTAAAGCAATCTATTAATGAGTCTACTCAATGTACCTCGAGAAAATCTATGGGTACACAATATCGTAATGAACCACTCGCAATTCCAATTATTAAGACGATAACTGATATATATAAAGGTATACAGACTGGGGGCGGGACTCCTCCTAAAAAATATTATATGCACAAAGGTAAGGAATATAATATTCATAAAGGAAAAAGAGGTGGGACATATATACGCGTTGGGAATATTCGCAAATATATTGGAGGTATGAGAAAACAGATGTATGAAGGTGTAGGATTTGATAATGATGGTTTTCTTACATTTTTAGATAAATATCTATTCTCAGTAGTTATTCAAAAATATTCGATTGATGGTATTACAATAATATATGATGAAGACTCAGAACTTCAAGAGAATGCAAATAAATACATATGTATCATTTATGAATATACATATGAATTAATAGATGAAAAAGCAAAAGCATCTTTTTATTACCTGAATGCTATGAAAGCATTTAAAGCGTATCATGCATACAAAATACCTGAACGTGAAAGGAGTATGATGCAAAAATCATGTCTCCAAGAGTTTCTCAATGAAAGCAAATCAGGATTCATAAAAAATCTTCCACAAACTGTTTCTGGTGGAAAGTATACCGTTTAATATTTACATTAATATTCAGAATTACATATAAAACATCTCTGTAAAATTTGATTTTTCTTTTTGTTTTCCCAATCATATACATATAAATATAGTATGGCGCTGCCGCCAAATAAAGAAGATATTGTAATGAATACAATTGAGATAGAGAATGCTGTAGCAAGATCGAGTTTTATGAAATATCTAAGTACATTTCTGAAAGAAGATATATCTTGTTCTCCTGATATTAAAAATTTTCTATTGATTTTTAACAATGAAGAAACGAGTAATGTTGGTATAGCACCATCTTATGGAGAATTTCATTGGATTGATAAAATTAAAAATAATGAGTTTGTTGTTTCATATATTGAAGAAGGCAATCCAGTTGGTACAAGTATGGAACTCTCTGGTGTTGTTTATTTTAAAAGAATGAAAGTATCTCATCCGAATCTTGATATTCTTAAAGAGTTTATAGAAAGGGCCATTGAATACAAAGAGAAAAAAGAGAATAAGAAAATTCTTGTATATAGGTCATCGAGCAAAGGATATTTTGAAAATTGCGGGAAAGTATATGCACAAGATATTGATAATAATGTATATATTCCAAAAGATATTAAAAGTAGTCTTATTTCTCATATAGAAAATTTTATATCCCCAAAAACAAAAGAAAGATATCTTAAATATGGAAGAATCTATAAAACTTCAATAATGCTTACGGGTGTTCCAGGTTCAGGTAAGACTTCTATTGTAAAAGCAATCGCATCAAAATATGATAGACCAGTGTATGTGTTTAATTTTACGAAAGAACTCAATGATGAGGGACTGATTAATCTAATGCGCGAAATTAAGAATGACAGTATTATACTCTTTGAAGATATCGATGCATTCTTTGTAGACCGCGAACCTCAAAAAATCAATATCAGTTTCAGTGCTTTGCTCAATGTTATGGATGGAATCTATGGTTCTACCAGTGGATGCATTACTTTCATTACTGCAAATAATCCTGACCGACTCGATTCTGCTCTTATTCGTCCCGGTCGTGTTGATAAAATCATCAAATTTGATTATCCGCGTAAATCGGAAATTAAACAGGCATTTGATGATATGGTTGAACCTGATCCGAATACGAATGCGCCTCCTGTAAATTTCGAAGAATTTTACTCACATATAAAGATTATTAAAATAACTATGGCCGGAATTATTGATTACCTGTTTAGATATTATTATGATAATCTATATATTACAAAAATTAATGAACTTATTGAACAAAATCAAATATACCATGATATTATCAATGATAAATGTGATAAACTCTATAGTTAAAGCGCGAAAGCGCGAGAGCGCGAGTAATCTAGTGTGGATGGGATAATGGCGGCGGATATACTTGGTCTTGATGATAAATAAAGTATTTGTAGAATATATTGTCACCTGTTTTTTGTTCTGGACTTTCCATATGTACTTTATATCTTAATTCAGCAGAATGAATCGGAAAATATGCATCACAATCGTATGCATTGTAAATATATGTTATATATAATTTTGTATATCTATAATCATATAATGCTTCTTTATAAATACTTTCACCACCAATTACAAATACATTATTAATCTTACATATACCACTACTATTATAATTGCCACCACTACCATTACTGAATTCTTTTAATTTTGTGTGAGCATGATCAAAAGACCGTGCTATTATAGGTGCATCGGCGTCGGGAATGTAGCTATCTTCGAGAGTTGCAGAAATAACTATATTTAGTCTATTTGGCAAAGTTTTCTTTCCTAAGGATTCCCATGTTTTTCGTCCCATAATGACGGCATTTATTGTATTTTCGGGGGCTTCGGTAGTAACTGTTTTAAAATATTTCATATCAGGAGGTATATACCAGGGTAATTTCCCGTCTTTCCCAATACCTCCATTTACATCACATGCTACAATTATAATATAATTCATCTATTATTTTATACTGGATTTTTTCTTTTTATCATTTTTTACTTTTATTGCAGGGGGTTTTTTAGTACTCTTCCCTTTCCCTTTCCCTCTACCCCGACGTCCTCCCGAAGAAGATACCGCTATAGGTTCTAAATGTAAATAGTCTGGATCTAACAATTTACATATATTATGTAATGCAACATAAAAAGAGTCGTTTTGATCATAAAGATTAAGTGTTGAATCTTTATAATAGTTAATGATAAAGACATCTAGAATGTTTCTATAATTGTCAATTTCATTAGGATATGTCTCTCTTATATAATATATTAACATATCGGCTAATATTATTGCAAGTGAATATTCATCATTTTTCTTTTCAAGTAATCCTAATATATTAGAATTTTTATACCATTTTTCATTTTTAACATTATTAAAATTATTAGTTTTTCTATAAAATAATACATATGATAAGACTGCAAATGGCCAACGATTATCTCGAGTGCTGTTATCGCTATCTAGAATGTTTCTACTTTTTTCTGTATATCTTGTTTTAAGATAGTTTGCTACGGTTTCTATACTAGTTATATTAGCAATATTATCATAATGTCGTATATCATTAATCAAATATTTACTGTAGAAAGGTAATATATAAGTAGACATTGGCCATTGGCTGATTTTTGTAAGACCACTAACTTTTTTCAAAGCGCCAAAGTCTATTAATTTACATAATGTATCAACATGACAATATACTGAGTTTGCTACTTTAAAATCTCCATGAACATATTGCTTATTATGTAATATTTTAAAAGATTTTAAAATATCATTTTGATATTTTAAAATAACTTTCTTAATAGGGTCGTCTTTAAATTCTATTATTTTATTATATAAATAGTTCTTATCAATTGCATCACATTTTTTTGATAAAATCATGGGAATAAAATATCTATTGCTTAATACTGCACGTTTATTTTTATATTCAAATATTTTTATATTTGCGCGAAATGGTTTTAAATCAGGAATAGGAATATATAACCAATATAAGATTTTATTTACATTTGAATATACAAGTAATTCTTTATTTCCTTTAAATATTTCAAAAAGTGTTATTATGTTTTTATATTCTACTAGCGATTCGTGTGTAGAACTATCTATTTCTTGGGTATTATCTTTAAGTTCAGTTCCAACAAAGTAACTACTATATACAAATTTTTTTTGAATATCATCAGGAATATCATCGGTGTAATATGTGTGTTCTTTTGTTTGTATTGTTTCTTTAAAAATTTTCATGCAATATCCCTCGACATCAAATAACTTAAATAAATTATCCAATTCTGCAGGTTCTGTTGTATACTCATATATATTTGTTTTATCATTAATCTTGGAATTAAAACTCATTAATTGATATGAGTTGCGATGGTTTTTAAGAAAATTATAAATAGATGTGTCTTTACAGCTAAAACACCCATATGTTCCCGAAGGTTCTGTTGGAGGGCATATATGATATTCATATTGAATGGCAGTAGACGATGAGGCGGTCAGGTGTCTTTGTCTTGAAGGAGGAACGCCGCGAAGAGGAGCATTAGGCTGCAATGAAGCGCTCGGGGATCTTGGAGGAACCGGATATTTTCTATATTTATTTGCGGCTGCTTGCATTTTAGCCTTTATAATCTCATAATTTTTATCTTCTGCGGCTTTCAATATAGCTATTTTTTCTTCTTCAGAAAAAATAGGAGAATTTCGATTAAATATACTACCACTCGATGGTGCTAGGGGAGGTTTAGGAGATGATGAATCTCGAGCATATGGACCAGGAGTAGGTTTTTTTTTATCAGCCATTATAATTAATAAACAAAAATAAAAATCTATACATTTTTATTGTTTCTTCTTTTTCTTCCGCCTTTTGTAGCGCCGACACGAATAGGTTGTAAATTTAAAAATTCAGGGTCTAATAACTTGCAAATATCTATTAATTCTTCATATATTTTTCTATCTAAACCATAGGGCTTGTTTATATCATCTTTACCTTTACAATAATCTTGCAGAACGAGACAAATAGTATTTATATTAAAAATTTTTTTGTTTTGTTTTGCATTTTCTTCAATGATATATAATAACGCATAAGCTAATGACAACGCCAATGGATATTCATCTGTTTTTTTCTCGATTATTTTTATGTCTTCACAGTTAAATGAATTAATTAATTGAACAGTAGGTGTATTTAGATTTTGTAATGTTATCAAATATTTATATTTAGAATAAAACATATTATGAAATAACATATATGATAACATTACAAATGGCCATAAATAGTGTCCTTGATATTCGTCTATAATGTTTAAGGTCGTACATATATTACGATTATATTTTCCTAAGTTTGATTGAGCATCTCTAAGATTTATATTTTCAGGTGTAAATAAATCAATAAAATCTCTGTATTTTGTGTCAACATTTAAAAATTTAGAGTTAAAAGGTAGCATATAAGTACCACATAACTTTTTATTCCCACTACATGTTTTCTTTAAAAAACCAAAATCTATTAATTTATATGTATCGTCACATAATACTGAATTTTGAATTTTAAAATCTGCGTGTATATAATCTTGTGTATGCAAAATATTTAAAGATTCTAATATATCTTTTTTATATTTTATAATTCCATCCAGACCTTTATTAATTATTTCAATTTCATCATGAATTGATGTACATTTTTTTGATAAAATCATTGGAATATAATATCGATATCTTTCATAAGAGTTATTCTTTTTGTTGTGATATTCAAATACATTATCTGTTGAATCTGGAATATATAACCAAAATAAAATATCGTTTTTATTTTCTGGATATACTAATAAATTTTCATTTCCTTTGAATATTTCTGAAAGTATTAGTATATTCTTATATTCAATTAATGATTCATTTGTAGATATATCATATTTAATTTCATAATATTTGTTGGTTTTTATTATACGATTACCATGAAAAATATACCTAGGATTTTTATAAATAGTATCATATATAAGTTCATATATAGGATCTTTCTTCAGATCTTTCTTCAAATAAATGGTTTTATAAAAATTGTTCTCTTGAACTTTAAAAATTTTCATACAATATCCATCATTTAAAAGAGAAATTAATCTATCTTTCATTTCCATTTGTTTTTGTGAGTCTTTCGGATAGTCATAGGGATACATACAGTTAGTATTTTCTATTAAAGGAGGCGTAAATGATATTAAATTATACGAGCTACGTTCATTATTTATAAAATCATATATAGATGTGCCTATACAATTAAAGCACCCAAAGGTACCGCCAGGGTCTTTAGGATTACATATTAAATACTTCATTTGTTTCGGTGCAGTTGGCCGTGGTTGTGCAGTTGGCCGTGGTTGTGCAGTTGGCCGTGGTTGTGCAGTTGGCCGTGGTTGTGCAGTTGGC